CTTCTAATAAAGAAGAAAGCAAAGAACAAAAAATGTATGCTGAAATGATTTTAGATGACGGTAGAGTATTAGCAACAGAAGATGAAAAATTTGATGTTGGCTCTGAAGTTTATGTTGTAGGAGATGATGGAGAAACTTCTAAATTACCAGCAGGTACATATACTTTAGAAGATGGTGGTAAAATAACTATTGATGCTGATTCTAAAATAGTTAATATGGGCGAAGAAAAAGAAGCAGAAGATGTAGAAGCTGAAAAAGAAGAAATGGCAGACGCAGAAGATACTGATTGGGCAAAAACTTACGAAGAAATGAAAGACAGAATAGAGGCATTAGAAAAAGCTGTTTATGGTGAAAATGTTGATGTAGAAGAAATGGCAGAAGAAAAGGTAGAAGAAGAAGTAGAAAAGAAAGATGAAAAAGTTGAAATGTCTAAAGATATGGTAAACAGTTTAGTTGAAGAAGTTGAACACTTAAAAGCTAAAATTGTTGAACTAGAAAAAGAGCCAGGAGCAGAGGGTTTTACTCACAATCCTGAGCAAAATAGTAAAAAAGAAAAAGTAAACCTAGCAAAACTTTCCACACAGGAGAGAGTAGCTTACTTTATGAATAGTAATAATTAAAATTAATAAAACAAATGAAAAGTACTAAAAAATATGAATTTGCTGACACAGTAACTTCTAACTATGCTGGAGAAGCTGCTGCTGGGTATATCTCAGCTGCTCTTTTATCAGGAACAACACTAGCTCAAAATAACATTACATTTTTAAACAATGTAAAGTATAAAGCTAATTTAAGAAAAATAACTATTGCAGGAACAGCAGGA